TGGACCACCCGTGTCTTATTCGTCCCAATGTGGAGCAACACGTTGCCACCAACAATAAGGTGCTTGAGAGCTTCATGTACGCCAACTCGATCACCGGACGACTCAATCTCAGACATCACTGCCCGCTCGTACTCACCCATTTCCTTCTCGATATTAGTTCGAGCTGCAGGGTCTTCTGCCATGCTCTTGAGCGCATAAGGCTCAACCATAAGACGGAAGAAGGGGGAGTTAGGAGGCATCAAGGCCAGAGAAAGCTTGCTCGATAAGTTATTCACACCACGAGCGCCAATCCCTTGAAAGGGAGTGTAGAGCTTGGATGTGCCATTGTGGCCTTCATCAGGAATGAGGGATGGAATGGTCAGTCGAGAGCAGTCTCTGGCCCGATCTAGATAAGATTGTCGGCCTTGTTCGAGTGAGCGGTAACGCGCTTCAGCGGTTCCCATACTCATTCAGTTCTCACTTGTTAATTTGGAGACCAGTACCCTTGTCCATCGAAGAGATGGCAGGGTCGAGGTTCACTTTGAGTTGACTGGTACCCTTGGCCTTAGCCAAAGAAGAACCCTTCTCAGCGGCGAGACCGCTTTCAGGACTTGCAGGGTCATACATATTCGTAAGCACCGGATTTACCGCAGCCGGAGCTGGGGGTGGTGGTGCTGGAGTGGGGGCAGAAGGGCTAGAGAAGCACATCAGTTACTATCCTACTTTGAGGCGAGGTCTTGTTCCTCACAAATTATAGTCAGAAATTCGACCACTGAACGCTGCCCGCCTCGCCACATTAACTCACTGTATTCTTCAGCTAAGTCAGGGGAACGGTTGGGAAACCTGTTGTTCAGTTCTTCGATCAATTCTTTGGAAACATATGGAAATACCATTAGTTGATCCTCTAGGGTGCAACTTATTAACCGAAGGCACGGGTCCACGCGGCGCAAATGCCAGAGCGAACAACGTCATCGAATGTAAAGTTACAGTGGGCTGCGGGAATCTCATGCTTATACATGAGGTCGATGGCTACTTTGAGACCAGAAGCTCCAGCTAGATCGTGCTGGGAGATGTCACCGTTAATGACTACCTTGGTATCTTCGCCAATGCGGGTCAGGAACATTTTCATCTCATGTGGCGTGAGGTTCTGTCCCTCATCTAAGATGACAAAAGCATTGTTGAAGCTGCGCCCTCGCATAACTTCGAAGGGGACAATCTCGATATCACCACGCTTGAGAGCAATCTCATAGCGACCCTTACCTAGCTGGGCCTGTAGAACCTCAGTGAGGGGGTAGACCCACGGGGCAATCTTATCCTCGATTGTCCCTGCAAAGAACCCAAGGGACTTACCGGCTGGGATGTTAGGACGTGTCAGGATAATCTTGGTGACTTGATTTCTAGTGAACATATCCGCTGCAATTGACGCCGCGATGTACGTCTTACCGGTACCTGCAGGCCCTGTGACGAATACCTGTGCAAAGCGTTTGATGCAGTTGATGTAGTTCTCCTGCGCTGTGTTCTTTGGGAGCAGGGGCTTCGGGGCGCGGGTGTTGAGCGGACGACCTTGCTCTTCTACCTTGCGCTGGTAGGAGGATTTCTTAGCCATAGGAATTCCAATGCTAGTGATATGGGTTGGGGGTGAGCAGGTTTATCACTTGCTCAGGTGATGGGCTTACCGAATAGGGCAGCCACCCTTAGCATCATTGGCCTTGGACAGCTTTGTATCTAGCGAGATACCATTCGTACTTGTCACGAGCAGCATGGAAACGCTCCTCGATGGCTTCTTGCTCGGCCCGATCTCGAAGTTCTTTGAACCTCTGCAGTAGCACCGTGAGGTAGGATTCATCTACGTCTTTTCTCAGTTTCATGGTTCTCTCCCGTGCGGTGGTTGAAGTGGGGACCGCAGCCCCCACCATTGTTTCTTGATTTAGACACTCTTAGCGAATAGGGCAGGCACCTGTCGCACATTCATCGTCGGTTAGTTCGTCAAATGAATTTGCAGTCTCGATATCAACGGGAAGCAGAGTTGCCATGTACTCGTCATAGACCTCCTTCGAGACCACATCCTGAGGTAGGTATGCGTAGCCTAGATCAGCGGCTGTCTTTGTGGGGTCGTTCCGATAGATGAAGGAAACACCAACATAGCTATCCCAGTTAGTCATAATCCACTGGATGATCGAAGGGATTTCATCCGGTGAATAGCTGATTGTCACAGAACAATTGTGGTCCACGTAATGGTCCATCATCATCTTGTAGCGATCTAGCTGCTCGACTGCAGTCTCTAGGTTCACGAACTTGCCATCTACTTCTTGGAAGTCCACATCCTCGTAGCTCACTGGGAAAGTGATCAGCACACTGTCTTTCTCAAAGGGCTTCTCAATAACCTTATAGTTTGCTGCCAGCATGATAGGAACGATAGGGTCATGCTTGGAGAACGTGACGTTGTTGAATAAGTATTTACCCAACGGACGATGTACCCCTTCAGTTGTAGACATGATCTTGCTCAACGTGCCACTGGGTTTAACTGTTGTAACCAGTTTGGCACGAGGTAACCCAAGCTCATCTGCAATATCGTGGGCCCCTTTACGGGCTGATGCTGCAAGCTGTTCGAGCATAGCAGGGACGTTCATGCTGTTCTTCGTATTGTAGTCGAGGAACTTCACGATACCTGTAGCACCCACGCCACATAGGCGGAGGAACTCATTCAGCTCGTGCCATGAGCGCTGCAACATTCCGTCATCCAAGTTCACACAAGTCTGACGATAGTTAGCCCTAGCTGCGAGGTAGACTGCCTTCTGCAATCCCGCGAAGTCATCGAGGTATTTACCCCAATCTACTTCAACTAGGTTACAGAAGCTCTTGTTTCCTAACAGAATTTCCGCGCACGGGTTGACGCCCTTAAAGTGTGGCGCACGTTTCAACGCTGCTTCTGCATTGATAAAGCCGGGCTCAGACCCACCAGCTTCAACCATACGGTCAAAGATGTAGGACAGTTCCCATTTGGTAGGGCGCTTGTAGAACATCAAAGAGTTGTTCGACTGTTGACGGTGAGCATTGTCGTACAGCCAGAAGTCCTTCTTCGCAGAGATGAAGTCGTCAGCCTCTGGGTCATCTACAGGCATCACAGCAATCTCTGCAGATCGACGTGAGGAAAGGGTAGTGCCCATGTGGTTGAGTAGATCAAGGATATCCATACGGGTCAGGAGTTGACCTGCTCGTTTATTGAGGAGCTCACAGATACGAGACAGCGCAACGTTCAGTGTATCGTCACCAGATGAAATCCAGCCGTAACCCTTGAGGCGGGTGCCTGCGGGTCTGATCTCTGTGTAATCGAGGATGATCTTATCTACAGGCTCTTTGAGGGCCAGTAGCTTTCCTAAGGCTTTCGCCCACGCCTTGGCACTATCACCAATAGAGAGGCGATAGATGCGGTAACCTTCAGCCGTGATGCGGCTTTCAGTTTGGTTTGTCTCGCGACCCTTATCGGAGCGGGTGGAGCGCCAAGTCTCGACCTCAACTGCGTTAGCAAATCCGTTGAGGGTGCCGACGATGGGCTCGAAGCCTACGCCGCAGCCTTGAAGCAGAAGCCAGAACGCATCAACCACATCGTTAACTGTCTCGATCTTGCCGAATGAACAATTGAACTGAGATGCCTCGTGCTTCTTGGCTACGTCTGTGCCCCCCAACCATAGGGTACGGCCTGAGGTTGTAGCCTTGCGGTTAAGCATGAGCTCACGTAGCTCTTCCAGCTCACCTCTGTCGCCTTGGTTCAGCGGCTCCTTCTTGGCCCGCTCCCACAGCCAAGCTTGGTGGTTAATGACCCGATCAACAGTCATCTCCCAAGTCTCAAATTTAGTACCCTCATCATTTAGAGGACGATTGTATGTGCGCCGTGTTACTACGGACGCCCGAATATCTTGCTTCATCGTGTGTCACCATTACCTTTAAGGACGCCGCGCTCACTGCGGGAGGCTAGCTTTTTAATATTTTCTTCAGCTACATCCGCGAGACCAAACTCAAGGTAGCGACTGAGCTCAGAGACAAACCAAAGGATGTCTCCTAGTTCTGCCTTCACGGCAGCACGGGGGAACTCAGTATCTTTGCGGTACCACTTAGCGATGTGGCCTGTCAGTTCGCCACACTCGGACGCCAGTCCTAAGCTGAGATACTCAAGGGCTTTTTCTAGCGGATATATTGCAGTTGTCGCAGCATCAAATTGGTACTGATCAAAGTCATATTCTGTCTTCATGTTATTTTCCTAAAGTGAAGCAACCCTGCGGGCTGGTGTAGGCGGCAATTAACTCTCGCCACATAGGGTTAGTTAAGGCTACGACTTGATAGCGACTCTTGTCCGTGTCCTCATCGACCTGTCGTATCCAGACAGTATCTTCCTCAAAGATTACTTGAACATCTTCGAGGTCTGGATGGTCCGATAAGATAGTGACGACTGTCTCGGCGTACTCGTGCTCAACTGTGAACATTGGTGAGTGCCACCTCTAGTTGCTGGAATGTCCCGACCAGATCACCTTCAGCATCGAATATCTGTGGTACTGTATAAAGCTCGGCCTTCAGCATTAGCGTTTTCAACCAAGGCTTGGTGTCCAAGTAAGACACAGTGTAGTCGATGTTGTGAGCGTCGAGTGTGTCCATAGCTTTATGACACCACGTACATTTCTGACTGGAGATGATATGGTATTGGCTCATTCAGGCCTCCTGTATCTGGTGAATGCGGTACATACAGTATTGGGAGGCTTTCTGCAGATCGAGAACTTCGCTCTCTTCTGGCGTCTTGCCTTCGTAGTCTTTCTTCCCTGCACGGGATGCGTACTTAATGATGTTGCCACGCCAGAACTCCATATTGTTTTCTATGATGAAGTCTTTGGGCTCGATCATGTAGCCTGTGTAATGTGGAGGGGCGCTTACGATGTCGGGGGTGTCCATAGGATAACTTCTCCTGTTTCTTTATTGTAATCAGTGGTGCGGAGGATGCGGGCCACACGGGCCTGCGTAAGGGCTACCTCTTCAGACAGCTTCTTCTTTGCGTAAGCGGCGACAACCGCTTCCCACATGTCTACTGTGGATGTGAGACCGTCGAGTATCTTCGCAGCCGTGACAGGACCGATAGACGGACAGCCATCATAGTTGTCTGTCTTGTCACCTGTCAGGGTCTGGAGCATGTGATACTTGTCAGCTTCAAACTCACTGATCAAACGGGGTGCATCATCTTTTGCAGGGTTGAAGACGAGGGCAGGGATAGTGTTCATATCTTTATCCTCACTAACGATGATGGAATTCTCTGGGTCATCAGTCGCCTGAATACCAAGCAGGTCGTCGCCCTCAAGGCGGTCAACCAGTAGAGCGCCTAACTCATTCAGCATCCAGTTACGCAGGCTACCCAGAAGGAGTGGACGACGAGTGTTGGTCCTGTTTTCTTTGTAGGTAGGCAGCACGTCCTTGCGCCAGTTGGTGCTGGATGTAAGGAACAAATGGAATTCGCACTCCCCCAGCTTTGCTTCGACACCTTTGAGATAAGCTGTGACAGCGTCTCGGCCCTCATGCTCGTAAGCGTGGAGAGACCAGAGACCGTCACCCCAATCGATAGGGCGCTCAACCGCAGCCGCAGCCTTAAAGGCCACGATGTCAGCATCAACAAGAACCTTCATCACTGCATCTTACCCCCATCAAAAGCGAAGAGAGTAGCAGACTGAACAGGCGGCTCCATACCATCAAGCACAAGACTTGCAGTGCGCAAGACGAGAGCACGGAACTCAGGGTCCTCGATTGATGCGCCGATCTTAGAAACCTTTGCCACCGTTTGAGCAGCGGCTAGAAACAATGCAGTCTCTTCCATTTCATTTTCCATTGGTTAGTACCTTCCAGCTTGTTGGGAATAAGGAGGACATCTGCTCACCAAGAAGGGCAGCAAACTCCCGCGTCTCAGCCTGTGTGTGGCTGTCGATGCGTAGGTTGTAGACACGGGACCAGAACAAGAGAGAGCCTGTCCATACCCACTCAGTGACCATAGACTGAGGGAGAATTGCGCGGGCCTGCTCTGGGCACACA